CCATTGGATTGCGTGTGGAAATCGACACGCCTTCAGTCAGTTACGCCGACGATTTGCTGGAGCTTGTCCGTGGCGGGTATGTCTCCCAGATGTCTTTCGGGTTCAGCATCCCCCCTGGTGGCGATGAATGGATGGCGCCAGCGCAGGGCGAAAGCCTTCGGCAGCGTGTGCTGAAGAATGTGACGCTGGCTGAATGCAGCGTTGTCACCTTCCCGGCCTATCAGGCCACCGAGGTCAGCCTCCGCAGTCTGCACGATCATGAGCGTCGCAGCGAGTCGATGAGGCTGGCGGTGTCGCTTCTAGGCCTGAAAAAGCGTGGTGTCAGGTCGAACGGATAGGCTTTCCCCATTGTTTTTCCAACCCTGTTATGGAGTTTCACAATGTCTCGTGATGAATTGACCAAAGAATACAACCAACTGATCGAGCAACGGCAGTCCATGTGGGCCAATGCCGATGAGATGAGCAAGCGTGAGCTCTCCACCGAGGAAAGCGCCACACTGGCCAAGTGCGTGGACGACATCCGCCAGATGGATGCTCGGATCGCCACCCTGGAAAACGAGATCGGCAACACCGAAGACCAGGCCGTGGAAGCTCCTGCCGACATCGTCGAGTCCGTGCGCTCCCTGCCACCGACACCCAAGCCAATCGTCGCGCGCGCTCCGGCTTATGTGCGCGATTACTCCGACCGGAACTTCCACCGCAACCAGGACCTCGCCTTCCGCGGCTGGATGCTCCAGCACCGCGCAGGCGATGACCACCACAAGGCGGCTCGTTCCATCGGCTTCGATCTCCGCAGCCGCTCGATCACCGTACTGGTGAACACCAGCGCCAAGGACAGCCACGAGCAACGCGCCGCAGGCGACCCGATGGGGACAAAGGTGGCAGGCAAAGGAAAGGAGTTCGTGCCCACCGAATTCTCGACAGAGTATGTCAAGCATTTGAAATATCTCTGTCCTATTCGCCAGTTTTGCAAAACGCTGACCACCTCCACTGGCCGCAAGATCGAATACCCTGTGGTCAATGACACCGGGGTCGGTGTGTGGATAAATGAAAGCGATAACAAGCCGCTGGATGAGTTCGCCAGCGCCAACATTGTTCTCGATTCTTTCAAGTGTGTATCAAAGATTGTTAAGGTCTCGGAAGAGATGCTTAGGGATTCGATGATTCCACTGGCGCAGATCCTTGGCGAAAGCCTTGGCATGCGTGTGGCGCGCGCCCAGGAGCAGAAGTTCCTGGTCGGCACCGGATCCGGTGAGCCCCAGGGTATCGTCACCGGCGCTTCTGCCGGGGGCACCACGGCAACCGCTGGAGCCTTGACCATCTCCGATCTTTTGACGCTGTACTACAGCGTTGATCCCGCCTACAGGGAGGCTCCCGGTGCGGCATTCATTGTTTCTGACCAGACGCTGATGGCCTTGCACAACACCAGGCTCGGCGCCCCAGGGGACCCGGCACTGGTGACAGACTTCAGGGATCCAAAGGCTCCCATGAAGCTGTTCGGCAGGCCGATCATCGTCAGCAACAGCATGCCGACTGGTGTTACCGCCGGCACGGTGGCTGCGGTCTTCGGGGATCTTGGCTCATTCCTTATTAGGGACTGTGCCGGCATCGAGCTGAAGGTCACCGAGCACCTGTACTGGGCCAACAACCAGATCGGTTACTTGGCCGAGGCGTTCAGCGACTCCCGCGTCATGAATGCCGACGCCATCAAGAAGCTGGCTTACAAGTAATCGTCCTTCGGGGACTTTAAACCCGGAGGGGATTCTGTCCTCTCCGGGTTTTTCCGCAAAATGGGGAAAAACATGGCCAAGGTGAAGATGCAGTTGTTGCAAACGATGGTGATCCCCGGCGTGGAGGTGCGTGATGTCGGCACCATTCACGAGTTCGACAAGGACGATGTGGAGGCGTTGACCCGTTTGGGCATCGCCATCCAGATCCCTGATGGCGAGCACGATCACGATCACGATCACGATCATGCCGGTGAGGATCACTCCAAGCCGGTCCGTAAGACCAGGGGGAATCGGTGACACCGGTAACGGCAGGCCTTCCGATGCTGTCCAAGACCGGCGCCCTGCCGGCCTTGGCGGTTTCCATCCCTGAAATGCGCGAGCATTTGAGAATTGATGGCGGGGACGAAGACTCCTACCTGTCGGTGTTAATCCGAGCCGCTCAAGACTATGTCAGCATGCACGCGAGGATGTCGCTGACGCATCAGCGGTGGCTTCTTCGCCTGGACAGCATGGAAGGCGAATGCGTCGAGTTGCCGCGCAGGCCGCTGGTGATTCATTCCGAGACAATTGACGCGGCGGACACGGCGCTCTATGTGGCGGGTGTCAGGCCTGACCCATCCTACTTGCTGGCGGACGCTGACCACTATGTGATGGTTGCTCCCAGGCGAAAGGGAATTAGCGATAACACCAAGTCGGAACCGCCTTCCCCGGTTGTCCGGTTCACGGACACGGATGATGTGACTGGCGACCCGATCAAGGTGTCATGGAGTCCAAACTCTGCCAATTACGATCCCTTTGACGGCAACCCACCGTTGATCTTCTTCAACAATCTGCCGGTGTTTTCCCAGAAGCGGTACTCGGTGGAGATCGAGTTCACCGCCGGATTCTCCAAGGATCACACGGGTGTCCCGGAAGGCCTGAAGCAAATCATCAAGCTGATGGTCGGGTCATGGTTTATCAACCGCGAGGCCATTGGCGGCGTGGGTGCTCCGGTTCCATTCGCGGTGGACGCGTTACTCCGCAGCTTTGACCCCGGAGAGTACAACTAAGTGGCAGGCATCGAGGCCGGAAGGCTGAAGGACAAGATTGTCTTCTTGAGGCCTGTGGCCACCAGGGACAGCTACGGCCAGGCAATCATGGACTGGGACCGTGTTGGTCCCGTTCATGGCTCTGTCACTGGTGATGGCGGCGGAACAGCGGTGTCCATATCCCGTTCATCCATCACCTATTCGCACACCATTACCGTCAGGAAGAGTTCCATACTCGCCGGCATCGAGGCGAATTGGCGACTGGAATACAAAAACCGGGTCATGGAGATCAGCTCGGTCATCGAGCGTGATGACTGCCTGTATGAGATCAGCGCGGCGGATGAGCGTCCGCACAGCGAACGGGATGTCATCAATGACGCCGACGCTATTCTTTATGAAAAAGACATTCACGATCCTATTGGCAATAGCAAGACGCCAAGTAGTCCAATCAACACCAGGCGGAGCGTTTAGCGATGTCGCAAAGAAGTATTGACGAATTGCCACAGGGGAAACCCAAGGTTGACAGCCTGGTGGCGTTCGCGGATCCGGCCACGGGTATCGCCTACAAGATTGATGTTAAAGAGTTGCTGCTCACTGGTGCCGACGAAGGCGGCAGTACCCGTGCTCCGGTTTTCATGAACTCGCCAGTGCCAACCCGCGCGGATCTTCCGCAGACTGGGTTGCCTGGCGAGTTGCGCATTGTGCGGGATACTAAAGAGATTTACGGATGGGATGATATCAGTCAAAGCTGGATTAGTGGCGGCAGCATCGCAGGTCCCGCGGGTGAAACCCTGAAGATCTCCAGCGCTGTCGGAAGCGCCGACCTGTTGGATCCGAGGCCACCATTCCTGACAACGGTTCTGGTGACGAGTACCAAAAACCTATACATCTTTAGCCCCACAGACCCTGCAGCCTCTCCCGGTCCAGCATCGCCATTCGTTCCCGCTGTCATTGACCCAGCCAACCCGACTGGTCCACCGCTACAGCCAGCCCAGCCGGCAAAGCCTCCAATCGGCTGGGTTGAACTCGGAAAAATCGAAGGCCCGCCCGGACCAGCCGGAGCCAAAGGCGACCCCGGCTTGGACAAGGGGTCGGTTGAAGGCCAGATCCTGCGGTGGTCGGTTGCTTTGGACAAATGGGCTCCAGGCGGCGCGCCTGTCATAAATCCGGCAGGTCTGGCCGATGGGAACATCGTCCGATGGAATGCCACGCTCAATCGGTACGACAGTGTACCGCTTCCAAGCACGATCCCGGACGGCTTGAACGACGGTGACATT